GGTAAAAGTACAGCAATGTCAATTTTCGCCTTATGGATGACATGTTTTTCGGATGACAAACGAGTATTAATCGTTGCTAACCGCGAAGACACAGCAATAGAATTACTCAGGCGCATTAAATTCGCATATGAAATGTTACCTAATTGGTTAAAACCTGGGGTAGAGACCTGGGGACAAACGTCTGTTTATTTTTCTAATGGAAGCAGTATCGAAATTAGTGCAACTTCTAGTACGGCTGCACGTGGTAAATCTATTAACTGTGTAGACGGTAAAACCATGGTAACAATAAGAAACAAAAAAACCGGTGAAGTACTTAATATTAACATGGAAACGCTCGCATCGTTATTAAAAACTAATGAAACCATTAAAAACACAATGATGGTAAATTAATACATTATTTTCGACGATTTGTCGCATGTATTTGAATAAATAATTATATGAAAACGTATCCTAATGATCCTTTAATTAATAGAAAATACAACTATTTATATAAAACTACTAATAAAATTAATGGTAAAATATATATGGGTGTACATAGAACAGATAATCTTAACGATGGATATTTAGGTTCCGGTATATTATTGAAAAGGGCTATAGACAAATATGGAATTGAAAATTTTAGTAAAGACATAATAGAATTTTTTGATACATATAAAGATGCATTAAATGCTGAGAAAAAAATCGTAAATGAAAAATTTATAGAAAGAGATGATGTATATAATTGTAAAGAGGGTGGATTTGGTAATTGTAAATGGTCTAGTAAACAATTAAAAAGGTTATCAATTGCTGCAAAAAAAAGATGGGAAAATATTGATTATAAAATAAAAATGAAAGAAAAATGCTATGATAACCCTGAAAGAAATTTAAAAATATCGAAGGCAGTTAAAACCTGGATTAAAAATAATAAAAATAAACATAAAAACCGAATGCTAAAAATAAATACAAATCCTGAAAAAATAAAAAAAACAGCGTTTACACATACTGGAATGAAACGTTCTGAAGCGACTAAAAATAATATAAAAAATGGTATTATAGAAAGTATGAAAAAAGACCCTAATAAAAGACTGAGAAGATCTGGAAAAGGGATGATATATATTTACAACGCAGAAACTAATGTATCCAAACGGATAAACAAAGATGACCATATTCCTAGGGGATGGGTTCGCGGTGTTGGGGGAAAAAATAGAAATTCGAAGTGGAAAATATAATATGGCGGATTTAACTAATTATAAAATTTATAAAAATAATGATTTTGAAATATTAACTGATGATGGGTATAAAGATTTTGAAGGTTTAATTGTCGGTGAAAATAGTGACAAAATCGAATTAACATTTGAAAAAAATTTGAATATAATATGTACACCTAAACATAAAATTCTAATAGACAAATATACATATAAATATGCAAATGAATTAGCTGTTGGGGATTATATATGGAACAAATTAAAATTATTACACATAAAACATATAAAAAATGATGACCCCGTATATGAATTTCTTCACATAAAAGACAATCACAAATATTTTGCTAATGGCATTTTATGTAGGCAATGCCTTATAATTGACGAAATGGCTCATATTCCAGATTTTATTATGGAAGAATTCTGGGAATCTGTTATTCCTATTATTTCCTCTGGCAAAACTACCAAAATATTTGCAGTTAGTACGCCAAAGGGAACAGGTAATTTATTTTATAAGACATATTCTGCAGCTGAGCGCGGCGAATTAAAAATGTGGAAAGCATTTCGTATAGATTGGTGGGAAATTCCCGGCAGAGATGAAAAATGGAAAGCCACCATGCAAGAAATTATGATCAAACAAAATAAATCTTTTGCACAGGAGTTTGAAAATAGTTTTATTGATGATGGTGAAACCGCAACAGATACTGAAGTTTTGGAAAAAATGAAAAATACTTCACGAAATCCAAAATATATATATGAAGACGGAAATTATAAAGTTTGGTTAGATCCTAATCCAAATAATATATATACTATAGGTGTTGATGTTTCTGAGGGTATTGGTGGCGCTGCTAGTGTAGCAACAGTATTTGATATAACCAATTTAACTGATATTAAACAAGCAGCTGTATTTCACAATTCAACAATTGAACCTTATCATTTTGCAGAATTTTTAAATAAAATGGGACATCAATGGGGAACACCACCATTACTTATAGAACGCAACGGGCCTGGTGGACAGGTTATTGATGCATTAAAAGAAATACATAAATATCCTAATATTGTAAGTTATGCCTCTGAAAATCAAAATACTAAAGGACGATTGGGTGTATATTCACATACAAATTCAAAAAATAAAGGTGTTACTAATATGAGATATTGGGTTAATTCATTACAAGTAGTTGATATATATGATTTAGCTACTATTCAAGAATTAGAAACATTTGTTAGATATCCAAATGGAACATGGAAGAAAAAACCAGGCAATTACTTATATGACGATAGAGTTCATGCAATGATTTGGGCCCTATTTATATTACATGAAGAATTAGTTCATGAGTATTTTGAAGTATTAGAATATGATTCACGTGGTAAACCATTAAAAATTAAAAAAATCTTAGATTCATTAGATGGGGATTATGAATTAGATCCATATTATAGTGATAATGATTCCCCAATGCCGGCTTATTTTAATTATTCTAAAAACTCCGGAGTAGATGAATTAGAATCTGAAGGATGGAAAATTTGGACTGAAACACGTTGGGGTGGGGACTTTTTTGATACTTAATGAATAAATAATTATCATGAGTGACTTAATTCCAACTACTATTGTAGAACAAGCAGTTCTAAACAAATCTCGTAAAGATAAGTTTATAATGATTTTTAATATACCTAAAGTCATGAAAACTATTATATCAAAAGACGTAAGACGTGATAGGTTTGCAAATTTAGATTCTGTGCAATTTTCTTTATATAATTGTCCTGCACCTGCAATAAAATCAGATTCCATTGATGTGCCATATGCGGGGCAAGTATATAATACATCTTCTTATTCAAGACCAAAATATGAACCTATAACAATTAATTTTGCTGTAGATAATGAATATAATAACTATTGGCTATTTTGGAAATGGCTGAGTATTTTAAATCATCCAAGGGATAGTTTATATGGTGGCCCTAAGGCAACTGGACTTAAAGATCCTAAAGAAAAATATGATTTTGTAACCGATATACATGTTATTGGTATGGATGAATATAATAACCATAAAATACGGTTTGATTTTTTCAGTTGTTTAATTACTTCCTTAGGAAAAATTGAATATAATGTAAGAGATCCTGAAGAAATAGATTGTACGTGTGAAATGGTATTTAATCAATTAGATGTAACATTGCTTGATGTTGAAAGATAATTTCATATAAATAACAAAAAGAATACATAAATAAGGTAAATAATTACAGAATTTAATTAAAGGAGTATTAATATGGCATTAGCATTTAATAGAACAATTGAAAGCCCAGGCGTAGAGATTCGTGAACTTGATTATTCTCTATATACACGCAATCTTGTTGGGACAAATGTAATGGCAATGGGATTTGCAAAACAAGGTCCTATTGATGAATTAATCAACGTGACATCTATGTCTGAATTTGAAATGATTTATGGCCGTCCTACAAACGCGGCAGAGCGTTATTTTTATCACACAGCAAAAGAAATAATGTTAAAAAATGGAAATTTAGTTGCTACTAGACTTCCGTATGGTAAAAAAGACGGTGAGGGATATGGTTCGGAATATAGTGTATTAGCATATCCCGCAACATTATATACAAATAAATATGCTAATTTTTCTGTAACATATACCGCTGTTAGTACTTTTGATTCTAATGATGCTGACCTTGCAACATATTATAATGCTAGCGCAGGATCCTCATATTTTAATAGCTTTACGGCTAGTGCTATTACAGGAGTATCGTCTATGGGGGGTGTAACAGGAAATTACACTGGTTTAACTGCGGGTGATGTTTATAATGCATATTTATCTGGAGGAACAATAGAATGGGAGAATATACAGTTTGATTTAACAGTTAAATCATATACAGTTTCTGCAGAATCTTCAACTGAAGCCAATAAAACTGACGTATACAAAACATTAAAAATGTCTGGTATTGCTTGGGGTGATGAACAATATACTGATGCTATTGCGGGGACAAGTGGAATAGACGTTCAAACTGTAAAATTAGGTACACCAAAACAAATAATAATTGATGAAAAAGATTATCAGAATTTGATCCATGGTAACTTTATGTGGGCAAATACATTAACCGATCTTGTTTCTAGTTCAAATAAGTTTACTGATCTTGATTCATTAAGCGGCGCGGCATTAATTGTTTTAAATAAAGTTCGCAGTACAACAAATGAAATTGCTGAAGGATCCTATATTATTATGGGTACTAATAAAACAATTGGATATGGTACTGATTATGATACAGTGCATAGTTTCCAAACATTAACTAATGACAATTCTGCGTGTACTTGGTCAATGGTTAAACCAACATCCCTTAATTTTGAATTAACGGGTCAATATAGAATGAGTTCTGGTACAACATCAGAAATCATTGAATCTATTCCAAGTTGGGATATTACACCATCTAAATACAATGATACTATTGTATTGGCTGTAATGAAATTAAGAAAATCTATTTATAATAATAGTGGAATTCAACAAATAGTATTAGATCAAGTATTAACAGAATCTTATGTTGGTAGCTTAAATGCAAATAGACAAGAAGTTCCACCTAGGGGAACCACGCCTGAATCATTCTTTATTGAAGATGTGGTAAATTCATCTTCTAATACAATTCAAGTAGTAGTAAATCCGCTTATTTCCCAAGGAATTAATTGGAATAACGGAAAAGCACCAAATCCGAAAAATAAAGTTGACACTGTTGAAGTTACAAAAGATGTAGTTATCGACAATGACAGCATGTCGGGATTTGCAATTGGTCCTTATGTTCCTGTATATTCAAAGAATCAAGCGAAAATAATTGGAAACTTGCGGGGTAAAATTGAAAGAGCATTAAGACTAGCAGAAAATATTGATTATGTACCTTTAGATATTCTTGTTGAAGGTGGTTTAGGTACCATTAGTGTATTTAATGCAGTTGCAAATGAAATAAAAAATACTTCTACCGGAAAAAATTCAGGATATCATAAATTGTATAAAAATTGGGACGGTGGATATTATGAGGACATTTACTTACCTGGTATTTTAGAAGGAAATGTGGTTGATCCTGGTCAATATTTGCCAGATGATACCAATTATAGATATGAAAAACCCGATAAAGCAAATCCTAATATAAACGATTCTGACGGTATTACAAAACCTCTTATGGCGGCAGAATATGGTCCAAACCAAACAGGTGGGCGTGATAGCTTTATAGCTAATGAATACCAAGCGGTATTTGAAATATTCAGAGAATTTGTAGAATTCACACGGAGACCTGGAACCTTATTTATTGCCGATCCAGTAAGACATATTTTTGTACAAGGTAACAAACTTGTATCAGAATGTCGTGTGTGGGATGACGAAGACGGGGAAATGGTAAATGTAAACTTCCCACAACATATATATTGGCCATTAAAGAATCTATATGCAGAAACAAGTACTAGTTATGCATGTACATATGCTAACTGGGTTAAAGTTGCAGATACGGAATCTTCGGAATTTCATTGGATGCCGTTTTCTGGATTTGCTGCAGGAATTATGTGTGATGTGGATCGTACATATTTCCCATGGTTTGCTCCTGCGGGATTAAATCGCGGAAGAATTGGCGGAATTGTAGAAATCGGATATAACACAACTCAAAAACAACGTGACCTATTGTATAGAAGTTCAATCAACCCTGTTGTATTCTTCCCTCAAGATGGATTCGTTGTTTGGGGCCAAAAGACGCTATTGAAGACTCCAAGTGCATTTGATCGCATTAATGTGCGTAGATTATTCTTGGTGTTAGAAAAAGCAACATTAGCTGTCGCTAGATACTTCGTATTTGAACAAAATACAATATTCACGCGTACGAGATTAGTAGATACATTAAGACCGATATTCGAGAGAGCTAAGAATAACGAAGGTTTATATGACTACATGATTGTATGTGATGAAAGAAATAATACACCAGATACAATTGACAACAATGAACTAATTGTAGATATATACTTAAAGCCTGTTAAGACTGCAGAATTTATCTTGATCAGTTTCATTGCAACAAGAACTGGACAGGAGTTTTCAGAATTAATTTAATAAAAGGAGAGCATTATAATGGCATTAGAACCTAATTTTTTACCGCGTTCATTTTACGAACAAGCGTTAGAGCGAGATTTTTCTCGTGATTTTCAATTAAGAGTAATTGATATTGGAAATGGCTTTATAACAGAAGAAGATAATGTTTTTATTAAAACTACATCTCTTCCTAAGTATCAAATTCATAATCAACCCACAAATTTCATGGGTATGAAATTTAATATACCAGGAACTGCTGAATATGCAGGTAATGAAGCATGGACAGTGCAGTTTCGTTGCGATCTTACTTTTAATATTCGACATAAAATAGAGACATGGCAACATCAAATATTTACACAGTTTGATCAACCCGAACTAGAAATTGCGCCCGACGGACCAGGAGCCGGTATTTATAATGTCCCATCTATGGAACGAACGGCCACATTAGCATTACATGATAGATCTGGTAAGTTTTATAGACAATATTCATTAATTGGTGTATATCCTGTAAGTATTGGTGATATGAATTATGACCAAACCGGTAACGGGGCTATAGTTGACTTGCCGGTTACATTAGCTTATCAATGGTGGGAACTTGATTTTATTGATTGTCCTGAGGCAAGAATGGAACCAGATGTTGAAGATAATTGTTAATTAAACAAATGTTTAAAAGCGCCCCAGGGCGCTTTTTTTTGGCCCATAGCATAAATAATTATAAAGGATATTATATGATACAACGATCCCCACAATTTTTTTGGGAAGCCCTAAATATAGGAACACCATATACTCAGATGGCATTAAAACCGTTATGGTTTGTATCTTTTAGGTTACCTGATATTTTAAATATAGGAACAGGAGACGATGGAAGATTAGGCGCAGAAGTAGACATAGGTGAATATACAATTTTAAATGAAAAAAGAGCTTTATTGGGTGATTTAGATAATAACGGGGCGGCCTTTGGACCTACTGATGCTTGGGATGGAACTGAACCAGATCGTATAAATTATATACGCACAACTGATTCAAAGTGGATATATAACAACGGTAACATGTTTGTATCTGATGTAATAGTACCAGGTGATTCATATTTGGTCTCTAGAAAAAAAATAGACAATTATGGAAGAGGAGAAGTTGCAGGATTAATTGGTGGTGGACGAGGAGATTTTGAACCTCTTAGTATTAAATTTTTTGAAACCAATTCATCTTTTGTTGAAACAGTTATTCGTCCATGGCTTATTTATACTGCTCATAATGGGCTTAAAATACAAAGTGTAAAAACAAACATTTATGTAGTCTTACTTGGATTTAATATAAATGAAATAAATAATCCGACAGAATATTATATAAGAAAATCATATACATTTCACGGTGCGTTTCCACAAACCGTAGGAACGGAATCATATGATCACATAGATGGTTTAATGGTGCGCGATGTACAATTTGGCTATAATTGGTATAGTACTCAGGGTTGGTATGAAGGGGGAGAATAAAATAATTATGAGTATATATAAAACTGACATATATATTCCTTCGATAAACACAATACACCCTTTTAATGAAATTAATACTCTTCAACAAAAAGGTATATGTAAGGCCGCTTTAATATCACATGATATATATTGTACAGAATTTTTAAATTCATTGGTTGATGTTTTTTCTCAAAATAGCAATAAATTAATAGTTGACGAACTAAATATACATGATTTATTATTGATTGCCATAGGATTAAGAATAGAAAGTATAGGATTGGAAATACCTTTAACTATTACTTGTAGTAAATGTAATAAACAACATAAATACACTATAAAATTAAATGAGTTATATAGTAAAATTTGGAAAAAAAATAATTTTGATAAAAAAATAGAAGATAATAACTACATTATAGAAATGTCGGTTCCTAGCATAAAAAAAGAAATAGATATAATGTATAAATTAAAAACAATTGCATTTACAGATGAAGTAGATGCAATAAAAAAAACGTTTGTATTGAATATAGATAGATATATAACAAACATAAAGAATAAGTCTACCGGTAAATATATAGAATTAAATAATAAATATCAATTTTTTGATAATTTATCCATAGATCTTATAAGTCAAATGCTAAATTCAATACAACAACTACAAATGGAATACAAATTATTTGATTTTAAATGTAATATTGAAAATTGTACTAATACACTATGTAAGACTTTAAATTATGATTTAGATAAATTCTATTTTTTCTTAAAGTTGCTATTTAAAAGCAATGTAATAGAAATTTTAAAGGACGAATTTTATTTGCAAAAAATAGGAGTATCATTATCATATTCTGATCAATTAACACATCTTGAACGTCAAATAATATGGTCATTTTTCAATGAATTAGAGGCAAAAAAGAAAGATGTATTAAAAACAACAAATAATGTTGAAAAACAATCACGGCCAGGGATCCCAAATTATAATAGGCGGAGTATGTAAATATGGAAACCTTTAAAGATATTTTTAAAAATATAGATTCTAACGGGATATATACCCCCGAAGAACTACAGCATTTCTTTTTGGGCGTAAAAAATAAAGTATCAAATTTATTAAACAACTATGAACACATAAAAAATGTAGAAACACCGGAATTATTCTATAAGCAAGCGAATATTAATGATATTATAAATATAACTGAAAATTCAGATGAAAATATACTTTCTGTTTTGAACAATTTGAAAAACGTATTAATTGGACAAATTCAAGAAAAAAACAATATTAAAAAAGAAGATATTTTAAATGCAATTACTGAATTTTCCAATAAACAAAAAGCTTTTCAAAACATATATCATATTATAAACAATGTTAATGATGAAATTAAAAAAATAAAATGGCCAAATGAAAAGGAAAATATAAGTGATATATCAACTCAAATTATAAATAAATTTTTTGTTGATTTTATTGATAATTTACCCCAAATGTCTAAAAATAATAATTTTATAGATAATACCCAAATAGATGTAAATTTAAAAAATAATATTCCGATATTGGATAATGTGTTCGATACAACATCTGATATTAACATGACAGAACATGATACTGGTACAAAAATAAACGATAATACTTTATATAATAGAAATATTCAAAATGAAGAAACGGTTAACAAAAATATTCAAAATGAAGAAACGGTTAACAAAAATATTCAAAATGAAGAGACGGTTAACAAAAATGTTCAAAATGAAGAAACGGTTAACAAAAATGTTCAAAATGAAGAGACGGTTAACAAAAATGTTCAAAATGAAGAAACGGTTAACAAAAATGTTCAAAATGAAGAAACGGTTAACAAAAATGTTCAAAATGAAGAGACGGTTAACAAAAATGTTCAAAATGAAGAGACGGTTAACAACTCGAATATCAGCAAAAATATTATTAATAAATCGGCATCGCTTATTAATAAAACAGAGGGACTTTCAGATAATATTGAATCAAATTACTATAATGAAACAA